CCATTTAATCCATTGACTATGTTTAGCACACTTATAATACAGAGGAGCAGCACAAATAATCCGTGGTCTCTTCTGCATTCCAATATCCCATCCGGCTCTAGTATTTTTATCTCTATTTAAATTTTTTACAACCTTTTTTACTTTATCTATACTTTCAATAGCTGGGACTAAACGAAATCCAACATATGTTGGCCAGTCGAATTTCATTTCACCAGGAGTTCCATGCCCCTCACAAGAAGAAGTGATTTCAATATTTTTAATTCGATTAATGTCACCCAACCATTTGCTTTTTAAATGCTTGTCAACATAATAACCTTTATGAACCTTTTCCTCTGCACCAGGTGCCCTACCAGATCTCCATCCAGGATACTCCTTGTCATGTACAAGTTCCCAAGCAAATGTAGGGGCAGGTTTCTTTCCGGGTGGAAGTCCCCTAACAAAATGCTGCTCCTGAAGATAATTTAGGTAATAATCAATTATTATCATATCATCCTCAAGGATTAAACGTCAACCCATTCCACGTATCAATAGGTTGAGTGACTTTAATAGTTGTAATTCCAACACCAGGCTCAGATAACCACATCTTACTACCAGTTCCTAATTCTTCAATTGCAAATACATTTTCCATAAATATCCGAACTTGAGTTCCAGCAGAACCTAGTGTTATATGAGTCTCAGATAAAGTAACATTTAAATATAGAGACACCTTAACACCTCCTATATTAATACAAATCTACGTACCATCGCAATAACAACGTTCTTATCGACAAAATCTCCTGGACAAGTTTTGTCTTTAATGTCTGAAACCTCATGGTGCATTTTGACCCTATTTACATTCAACTTGAACATCTTAAGTAAAGGATTTATAACTCTAAATGCAAGAATCTCATATAGTCTTTTCTCTGGAATTTTAAAGTCATACGAACCAAGCATAGCAACATGAATAGCCGACTTATTCATATTCACATCAATATCATCATACTCACAAAGAGTTACAAATGGACGACAAGTTATAGGAACATAATCTTCTTTTATCCTATCAATAACAAAATGATAATTCACATCTCCATGCTTCTGTTCTAAAACTTGATTATATATTGACTTCATTTGATACTTTGCATTATCGACCTTAGCATCAATCGCACCTGGATACTCATCAATCGTATGATGCAGAATGATCCATTTGACTTTTGTACGTCTTATGGTCAATCTAGATGGTCGAAGGGGTATTCTCATTATGTATCTCTTTCTCCTTCTGGAGTTGCCTCAGTAGCATCCTCAGCGGGATTGGCTGTACCTGCTGGACCGGCTAGTCCAGTTTGATCATTTATTAATGCCGCATCTGAATTAATATTACCTGTAGCTAAGTCATTAATATTTTGAAATGATTGTCTATTCAAATCTCCACTAGCTCTAATATTAAAATCATCTGTTGACTCTTGATTAATACCTGCATCAGATAATAGGTTCATATCATCAGCAGAATCTATATTAAGTTTAGCTCCGCTCTTCACATTCATATCTTCGCCAGACTGTTTGTTAAATTTTTTGCCTGCTTTAATATGAATATCCTCAGTTGCAGTCAAGTAAAAAGACTTATCAGTCTTTATTTCAATATCACTTGCAAAATATGCCTGTAACTTTTGCTCGTCTATATCTATATGAAAAAAGTCTCCCTTATAAGTCCTTATGAGAATCTTTTCTTTAGTAACTCTTTCATCAAAGAGAATAGTCGTCTGGTTGCCATCAATCGCGTAGACCGAATTGACGTCGCCAGAAGGGGGCGTTGTGATTTGTCGCTTCTTTCCTGTAATCTCAACCCTAGCGTCGAACAGGTCATCCGAAACGACGATACAACGTCCATCATGTGATTTAAAAATGACCCACTTGTGCTCATATTCAGATCCTTCTTCATCAGAAGATTCAGCTTGACATTCGGCCAAAACTTTGGCACTTTCGATATCTAGAGCAGCAAAATAGTATGGTCTATTTATATTTCCAGCCTCAAAAAATACCCAAACCCAAGAACCCTTTTTGGGTATATAGCAAGTTCCTGCATAGTAGTTCTCTGAACCATCTACCTCATTTCGTCCACCAACTGGATTGTTTGCTGGACGTGCCCACAGTCCAACATCATCCTGTAATAGAGGCATTAAATCCGGAATCCAAAGTAGAACTCTCCCAAACTTCTCAGCATCTTTATTGTCTACAACTTTCGCTCTAAACATACCGAGCATTGGGGTCGCTACTTCCAACGTTTATCTCCTTCTAAAATCTATTCTTGCAATCTCTACAATATTGTTAAACGCAGTACTATTATATGTATGGATGAAAGTAGGGACAATGGTCGAACCAGTTAACGTACTAACTGTAAGTATAGAAACACACCTAGACAAATCCTCAATTGCCGGAATAAAATTTATTGTCAAATGCCTTAGAAGTTTAGCTGTAAAAATATGCTGATTTATACCAGGCATTACCCTGAGATCAGACAGGGATTTAATAAAACTCAAAATGTTAGAAAAGTCATACTTATCTAAATCACTAATCAAATCCACTGGATTATAAGTTGAAATAGTTGATGACTTCTTATACACATCTTTCTTACTTTTCATACCAAAGAAAGAAGATAAAATATAACAACTCAGCAAGAATTTCAACTTTGGAATTTCAGTCGCATAAGTTCCAACCAATCCATACTCTTTTCCAAACAATCTAACAAATACCGCAAGGAAATAGTCTACAAAGTTAGCTGCTTGATTTTCTCTAACTTTTACTTTTTTAGTTGCCAAATCTTCAAATAACATTGCATAGACAGTAGAGGCATAAACATTTCTAGGATCAACTCTAGACATATCATCCGTTCCAAACGCCCGAAGGTTGATTATTTTTCCTCTAGTCTTTGTATTATATGAAGCAGGAAGATTATACTCAGTAAAACTTACAACATGAAATTTATTTAATTTGGCGGGTTCTGTAATGGCCTCAAAAACTTTATCTTTTGTAAAGTGATTAATTCTTCTTTCAATAAGTTTCAACGTAGCAGCTAAGGTTTTCGGACCACCTTCAACTGAGTTTGTTTTTATAACAGATGCTGACAAATTCAGAACATTTGGTACGTCCTTTAAAAGAGTAAATTTATCTTTGACAACTTGCATATTTACCTTCCGGCCCTAGCACGGTACATTGATAAATTTTTATTTAACTTCGTCAACTTATCCTCCTGGCGAGCAATCTTTTTTCTCATCATATCTCGACACTTCACTGGATCATTTGCTTGACTACATTTAGCTGTATTTTTTCTCATGTCGCTGATTAAGCGTCTCATACCAGTTATTTTTATTGAAGTATCACAGATAGAACTATCCAAACCATCTAGTCCCTCACAAGCTCTCTGAGCAACGGAGAGGTAATCCTGATACAATTTTCTAGATGACGCACTTAACATTGACGCAGTATATGAACTAACTTTTTCAGATAAACCTTTTTGTAAATAAATTAGATAACTTTCAAGTAACTTGTTCATATCTCACATCCTTACCAATGTGCGGTCGGCAAATCAGTAACTTGCTCTCTAGGAAACTTGTCCTTGAGAATCTCTGTTATTGACTGAAATGAAGGGACGACTACCTCGCTCAAATCAAAATACTCAATACAAAACACTCCGTTTACATACATCAATACTGGAGCGAGAATAACTGTACCATATTCATCAAACGACATATAGTCTGGTCTCATCTTATATTTGGGTTCAAATTCTTTCTGTTCAGAATTTCTTAAAAGATAATAAAGGTGTTTTTCTAAAGTCCACAAACTAGGAGAAGTAAAGGTATAGAGATTATTCTCAGTCACATACCTCACAGCAAAATGATCAAGGTCAACAGGTAACCTTATATTCTCTCTCGACTCAGTAGTTATCAACTCTGCCATTATTGACTAACCTCTCCAAGTCCAGGATAGTCCTCCCTAGACCATTGACAGTTTGAGACATTAATTCCAAGAAGATAGTTAATTCTTTCCATATCCTCTTCATCTAAGTATTCACTATAATTAGTAATAAACCAGTTATAATCACCCCTAATTATATCCATCGGAATACCTAAATATCCATTATGAAACTTCTCATGCATGCTCTTAAGTAGAACTGCATAACCAACCCTATTTGCATAGTGAATCTCAATTGTCTCAAGGGCAATATCAAATGTTGAAAATTCTTGTTCTTTTTCAATCCTTTTGTTAACTAGAGTCTTTACTAATATAAATAAAGAAGGAACATGATGGTGAACGTCAATAGTGACTTCATCCATCCTCTCCTGAGTTAGCATACAACAATTAACTTGAAGAATATCTTTAATATATGAAGTCCAAAGTCTATACTCAAGACTACGACGAACTATCGCTTCCACATTACTAATAAATTTTTTATACTCAGCTCCAGTTTCAAAACTCCTAATTCTCAAAGCGAGTCGAAATGGATAGAGATCACTATACAACTCTAATCCTTCAACGTTTGATTGGACTTCTGTGTTATCTTCCATTTTAATATCCTCTTAAACTACAACTTCAGCAGGTTCTCTATAGTGAAGAATAATAGCCAACAACACACCCAAAACCAGTACGCTCAAACCTGGACCCATAGTCAATGTTCCAAGAACTACACCACCTGTAAACAAAACGGTAATAATAGGTGCTATAATCTTCTCAGTCTGTATTTGTCTCTGAACATCAGGCGATCTCAGTCTAGCAACAACCATTTTTAAATTATCTTTAGTTGCAGTCATATAATCATCTGATGTTGAAGATTTAATTGCAACGAGAGCAGAAAGAGGATCAATCAGCCCCTCAGGAATGTTAGGAATGGAATTTCTTACGACCTTCTTAGAAAGATTATAACTCTTCTTAAAATTAGGAATTTTCTTTTTGGCCTGCTTCTCAATTTCTATCATACTAATTGGAGGAGGTTTTAAACTCATAAGGGACTTTTTTATCTTTCCCACATTCTTTACCTTTGCAGCCTTACTTATTTCACTACCAACACGCTTTAAAGCCTTCGGGGTTAATCTATTCATAAAAGACTTAAAGTCCTCCTGTAAATAAGCACCTTCCTCTAAAAATTCTTCCAACTTCGATGCTGCTACACATTCACCCAACAGTTTCGATGATTTTGTAGACATTCTAAAAAACGGACTAGAGGCTCTCCTGACGTCTTCCAGATCTTCATAAACTTTAGATTGATCTAGAGATGAGTATATAAATGAATACTGAACCGTAGAACACAGACCCTTAAATTGCTTCATACAAAAACTTGCTCTCTTATTAACCTGTCTCTTATACACATCTCCGAGCCCACGAGACTAAGGCGAATCTCGTATGCCGTCTTCTGCTTGAAAAAAAAAA